TACATATTATCCCACAATGGACCTAAATCTTTACCTGAACCATCTTTTTCTGTATTCCCGTGTTTTTCGCATAATAATGAAATTAGCATTCTACTATTAGTTGCATGCACTCCCATATTAATTGTAAAAAATAATGAAGATGTATATGCTAATCTTTTTGCTATCGATCTATCTCTTAATTTACCACTTACTACCCCACCATCAAATAATAAACCAAAATGATTTAATGTTAAATTAACTTTACTAGTCATTTCCCTAGAACCTACATCACCCAATGTATTATGTAAATCTGCAAAATATTCTTTAGTTCCCCTAGTATAGTTAGCAACACTTACATATCTACCGCTAGCTACTTCAATTGCTTGATTTAATTCAATTACAGCAGCATTATTAACCATACTAAAGAAGTTCAAACCCATAATTTTAAACGATGAAAATTTACGTATAAAGTCAATAATTTTTGATGCTGTAGGATTCATACCTTCAGCTTGTTGATATACTACAACTCTCATCCAATCGTTAAACATTGCAGCTAAATTGTTATTTCTAGCATTAAGAAAATCTTCTGTAGTTTTAAATCCAGGATTAGCCCAATCATTCCAGCCTTTATCTAGTTGATTAGTAATAGGTACACCAAACTTGTTCTTCTTTGGCACATTTCGCTCATTAAGCACATGTCTTGTATATTCTAATTCTGGTAATAATTTAGCAGTAAATTCATAATTTAATACAGATTTCATCCATTCGTTATAAATAGTAGGTAAATCATAGGATTGTTCTTTAGGATCTACTTTACCAGTAAAATATACAGGTACAAAGTCTACTGCTTCATTTAACTCTGTACCAGCAGCATACGCAGATCTTAATCCAAATTGAGTGTCATTAGGATTAGCTCCAGTAAATGTACGTTTTAAAGCATCTTTAGCTGTATCAAATATATTTTCACCAGCAACCACCCTCTCTGCTAATGTTTTAATCATACCTGGTAATCTATAACCAATTTTATATCTTGGTAAGACCTTTTCATTCATATCTTCTGAAAGAGTCTTAAAGAAGTCATAAAACTTATATTCTTCGCTATTTTTATCTAATTTCTGTAGTGCTTCATATTTTTCATTTCTCCACTTTTTAGGATCTGGTGTACGTTCATCCCATGTATATTCTTGTCGTTTATCAAATAACGAATCTATAACATCATCTGGAATATGATAAGTTCTACCGATAAGTTCATATGAATTGGTACCTCTTTTATAACCATTTTCATAATCTACTAAAACTGCTTTCTGTATATCGTTTAATCGATTATCATGCCTTAATTCATTAAAATAATCGATCATTTTGTCACGAACATTTTTATAACCATCTTTAGATATTGGTGCATTTTTATTTAACCATTCCTGTTTTGCATTCTTTTTTAATTGTGGATCTAAAGTATCATCTGTTTCAATCTTCTCAATCGCATCATGATAATCTGACATAAATTTTTGAGATAATCTAGTAACTAAAGCTGGTCTATCACCACTAGTATCTAACATATAATCGTATAATTTTTGACTATCTTTAAAACTACTACGTTCAATACCTCTTGCTTTTTCAAATGCCCTAGTTCTTTCAATTAATTGTTTAGATTTTTCAGTAAAAATCATATTTGCATCTAGCATTCCTTCATGATACATTTTAGCAGCAGCACCTACTATAGGATCGCCTATATCATTAACAGAACACACATATCTTTCTAATGTCCATATATCGGAATTAGCTATTCTACTTTGATTATCTATAAATGTTCTAGTTTCTGTCTTGATTTTATTTTCATTATCTTTAAGATATTTAGCAATATATTCTTTCATTTGTGTTTGTACTACAGCAGTCCATTTACCTTTACCTTTATACTCGTCAAAGAATTTTTTCCTAAAATCCATTTCAGCATCTCTAGCATATTTAGCTTCTACTGTAGTACTATATTGAGTAATAGCATCTAACCATTTATCATGACCTTTATCGTATAATGCAGATCTTAATATATTTTTATTAGCAATGGCATCTTTGGTTAATTGTTGCATGTTAGCCATTTCTGTATTAGATAAACCAAACATATCTGGATTCTGTTCTAACATTACTTGCATTTCATCAAGTATACTTAAAGATTGAGCTAAATCATTCCATCCTCTTAATGTTTGATCATTCCAATTAAGACTACCTTCTCTTTCTTCTTGTGCAATTAATCTATTATATGTATCTACTTCATTAGATAGTTCCCTAGCAGCTGTTCTAATTACACCTAATACTGTAGCTGCATTATCTGCTTGATTTAACTTTAATTCATAAGCACTATCTGATATTCTATCTGCAGCTTGATTTTTACGCATATACCTAAGTCTAGATGCACGTTTAGTTAATACCTTAATGCCTTCGTCTGCTAAATCCCACATCCTATCTAAATGTCTTTTAGTAAGTACTTGTTGGCCTGTTTTTTCTACATTTAAAGCAGTATTTACCGCATTAGTAATATTTTTATCAGGTACTAACCTCATAAAACCTCTACCATCTATGTTATCAGTAGTAGCTAATTGTTTAGTTAACCTTATACCAGCTATTTCTAAATTACCGTCTTTATCGTGAGCAAGATCTATTTCTAATGGTAATATACCATACTGATCTACATGAATACCTTTTAGTTGATTCATGGTAGCATACATGGTCTGTTGGAAACCATATTTAAGTATATCTGGCTTACCTCTTTCATTCATTGGTATTTCTACCTTTTTACCGTCTACCCATTTAAATTCGTGAATTTGATTAGCATACGTCCATGGATTCCATTTCCTACTTTTGTATGGTTCTACTGGTGCAGTTACTATTTTAGTTTTTATATCTATAATAGTGTTTAGACCACTTTTTGTTTTAACAAACATATCTTGTGTACCAGCTATTTTAGTAGATGGTTCACTAATTACTTGTTCAATACCTAATACTTCTGTACCTTTTGGTAATAATTCGTTCAATATTTGTTTAAACTGAGACTTAGCGGAATTAGTTACATTTATTAAATCTTTTGGTATCTCTTTACCAGTTAATAGGTGATCCGATATAGCATGTACTGTTGTACCAACTGTAGAAGCTAATTCATATTTATTTTTTGTATTCTCATCATAAACATCACCATATCCATACATTGATTTAACATTAGATACGCGATTATAGTTAGATAGGGTAGTTTGATCTACATAATTATCACCTATCAATTTAATATTATCTGATTCATTTTTATAAATACCTTTTATTTCTTCACTGTCTTTAGTTAACCTTTCTGGCATTTCTTTCAGTAGATATTCGTCATGTACTGATGGTTGTGATTGATCAGTCACATAATTTTCTAATAAATCTGCAAAATGATTTTGTAATGCTTCTACATCATAACTTCTACCAGTAACTTTATTAAATAATTTAACAAAGAAATTAGATATTTTTTGTAATAGATTACCATGCTCAAATGTGTCTATATTTTTTAATTCATCTATAAACTTATGATTAGTAAATAACTCATCTATAAATTCATCAACATTTTTAAGACCCTGAAATCTATCATTATCTTTAGTAATAAGTTCTTCAGCAGTATCACCATATTTCTTTTGAAATCTACGTTTAGTATCTTCAAATACTCTATCTATCTCAGGTCTTAATTTACTATCATTAGTTAATGTTTTAATTACAGGGTGAAGTAACTCATGTGTAACTGCTTCTGTATTTAAATATTCTTTATTAAATAATATCTTATTCTGTTCTGGTAAATACATACCATGCCATGCAGTACTAAGGTTAGATAGATTATCTGCAATATCATCTAATCTAGCATCTCTATTACTTTCCATCCATTCTACTGGGGTATTAATACCCTTCTTAGTGGCTATTCTATCCAAGAGATCTATAGCATCATTAGATACATCACTTTCACCTTTTTTTTCTTTGAGAGCTTTTAACACCTCGTTTGTATCATGTGTACCTTGTAAAGAGTCAGAATAGGCCATTTTAAGACGATCTGAGCCACTTTCTATCTGTTGCGATAGTCTTGGTAGATCTTCCATAGTAACGTCGTTACCAACGGACTGAGATCGAACGATAAAGTTGTTGTTATACCAATCGATATTGGAAGATTGTTCTAAAAAATAATCACTTAATTTTAAGAATTGTGTATATGCATTAGTTGATTCTTTTGTACCAAATAACCAATTAGATATTTTAGAAAGAATTTCATGAAATATACTAGAAAATTTATCTTTGTTCATAGCTGGTATTAATTTCAATAAATTAATCATCGCTGGATTACTATATACTTCTGCCACAAATTCTGCAGAATTTGTGAATCCGTATGGAGAAAATCCAAACATACTAGCAAGTTCATTAACCTGATCAGTAGTATCTATTGTTTTACCTTCTATATAACTTTTAATATAACTAACATATTTACTAATAGAATCATTGGCTTCTGGATGTGTGACCAAATAATTAGAGGTCACAGAATGAACTATTTCATGTAACAATGTTTTTTCGGGATTATACATAATATCCCCAGCAGTCATGTCAATACTAATTTTTGGATTGCGTATTTGATACGTATCTCCGATATCTCCGCTATTTACTTTTTCTAGTCCTTTTTGATATAAACCGGCCCACCCATTATTACCATCTGCTGATATAAGTTCTATTGGAACATTGAATTTTTTAGCAAATGGCAACAGTTTTTTAGCAAATTCTGAATATTCTTCATTATTATCAATTATTCGATTTAATATACCAACAGAATCATTAGTAGAAAGTACATCTTTACCAGTATTTTCAAAAACATCATCAAAATATTTAAATATTTTTGTATCCCTCATTGTTTTAACCTTATTAGTATATGGATCGTATGTTGAATATAAGTCAGGATCTCGTAATGCATCCGATATATTTTTTGAACGATTAGGATTTCGTAATAATTCCATTTTTTCTGGTGTCTCTGAATTTTTAACTCTTCTAGCTTCATTTATTACTTTACTACGAATTCGAGATTTCCAGTCAGGATTTAATTCAGCGAAGTCTAACAATGTCTGAAATTTAGTCGATATTGCATATTGCCTAAATAACTGCAAATTACCTTGTTTAGTATATATATCTATTTCTGAACTTAATCTTTTAAGTAATGACTTTCTATATAAATAAATTAATTGTTTGTCTGATAATTTGTTACCATATTTATTAAACTTATCTTGAAAGAATTGTGGAAATTCAGATGTAATCAATTTCTGTTGGTCGCTAGAATATTTGTTTAACGCGGACATTATGTCAGACGAAGTGGCTCTATTTAAAAAATCTTTAAGTGTAAAATATTTTTGTAGAGAATAATCTCTTTTAATAAAGGGATTATTACTATCATTTGCTAATATCCTATTTTTCCATTCTTTTTCTGCAATATTATTTAATACAAAATCCATTGTATCTAATACATCCATTTCAGATATATTATTATTTTTTGATACGTAATCCCGAAGGTTAATTCCAGTCAAAGTATGGAAAATATCATATAATGTTTCGTTATAATCGGAATATAATAAATGTCTTGCCTTGTTAGATACGTCTGGATAAATTCCTTTAGATAGTATTTTTTTACGCATCACAATAGGTGGTGCGTACTTTCCGGTAATTTTACGTAATTTATTTAACATAAAATTAGATACATTTTCGATTCGTTCAAAATTACTTTTAGCGTTTCTACTGGATATTGCAGAAGATAATTGTAAATCGATTTCATTGTTTAATGATTTTGCATATTCTATAGTTGGAAATGAATCTAATCCATTTGCTTGTTGATATTGTAATACTGCTAAATCGGCTAATGTTTCACTTTTACCAACTGTATCTAACAGTTCTTTATATTCTTTAGTATTTCTATTTATACAATTCATAATTAACAGAATTTAATTTGATTCAATATTAATGCTCTTTGATCATTATTCATTCCATTCCATTTAATACGTAGATCAGATGTAACTTTATTGCCATATTTAGTAGCCAATTGATTACTGTCTAAATTTTTAGATTCCCATTCGGTTATCGCATCTTGTTCATTACTACTAATCGCTTCTCTAGTAGCACCTAGATCTTTTAAATATTCAGCTATTTTTTCATCCTGACCTAAATATACAAACTTACCACTATTATCATGTACTCTCTTAATATATCCTTTAGTACTAGGTTTTAGGTCTTCACTCATATTATTACGAATTAACGCATAACTTTTATCAGTTTTACCATATACATCCATAGAGTTATACACTCCATTCTCTTCTTCTTGTACCATTTGTATATCCTCTGCTATAGTTTCTTCATCTATCGGTGGATCTCCTGGTTTCCTATTCTTTTCTGCTAAATCCATTATCATAGAATAAAATGGACTAGTTCTATCTAATTTTTCACCTAATGGTAATTCTGTAATTATGTGATCTGATTTAGACATTATTTGTGATATAGGATCGGATTTAGTATTCATAACTATTGGTGCTATGTAAGTAGACGATTCTTGCTGAAGTCGATTTATTGCTTGTTGAGATTTATCTACTAATTCATATTGCATTTGCCATGCTTCAGATAACCTAGGTTTTACGTTATTATTAAAATATTCAGTAGACCACCCTTCTAATTTAGACCATTCAGTAGCAGTCATACCAGAATCTTCTAACTTATATAATGGTTTTGTAACCCTTACGTCTATTGTTTGACCTTTGCCATTATCAAATGTAATAATATCTCCAACCTTAGCTTTTTTCCAATAATCTAAATTACCATCACTTGCATACCTTGTAGTAGCAGTTCTCTCTCCATTCATTATAGCATCAAAAGTAGAATTAGAGGTGATGTCAGATCGTTTGTTTTCACCATAATCATACTTCATTTGACCTCTAAATTGAGTTGGTTGTTCTACTATTTGTTCTTTAGGTTGTTGTGGTTCTGTTTCTTGTAATTCTCTCGGTATTTGTCCAGTAACGGTATCTATAAATCTTTGTAATTCTTTTTGCAACCAAGCGTATGTTTGTGGAGCTTTTTCGGGTAATTTTGCTAGTCCAATACCAATTTTAGGAATCTTCACTTTATCATAATTACCTGAGAAGAATTTATCAATAGCATTATTTATATCTTGTGTGATAATTCTTTTATTTTCTAATAACTCAGTATCAGTTTTAAATGCGTTAAGTTCATTTGATGGTAATTTTTTAGTCGATATTCCGAAGGTATTTGACTCACCTCTCATTTCTTTTGCTTGTCCGCCTAATCCTTTTCTAATATCGTTATCTCCAAATAAGTAAAATGTGTTAGGGTTAGCTTTTATATGATTTCTTGTAATAATATCAGTAGTATGAACTATATTACTTGTGGTAATTGTGCCAGGAAATTCTCCTGTAAATTTAGTAGTTATTTTTGGAGTTTGTTGACCGATTTCTATAGGTACTATAAATTGATCATAAGGATCTTCAGAGTTACCTAATTTATCAACTATATCGCCAGTAGCATAATTAAATCTTTCGCCAGCACTATAGTTAACCATATCTTTATCTTTACCAATATAATTAGCGATATTAACTTCAGCCATAGATTGACCTAATTCTTTATTAGAGTTAATCATAGAAGTATCTGATGTAGATTCTTTCATATAATAACCCTCTTTAGCATAACCTAACTTATTGACTAATTGATATATAGGGTTAATCCTACCATTAGTATCTTGTGTATAACCTACATATTTATAAATAATTGCATCACTTTGATCTTTGCCTTTATCTACATTGTCTCTAAACTGTACATATGTTCTAAAATTAGTTTTATCTTTATTTAATGCATTTCTTTCACCCCAATCTGATGTCATTTTGATAAATGGATTAGCATTAGATCTACGATTAGCTTTACCAGTTTCAGGATCTTTAATATATTCTATAGGTTGTTTATATTGAATACCTTTAATTTTATCAGATAATTCTTTAATGCCTTTATCTACTGTATAAGTACCGATTTGTTTAATTACATCAGAATTGTACCATAATGATTTATATGCTTGATCTATAACACTACTCATATTCATATCTTTATTACCATATGAAGTGAGCATATCTTTTATATAATTGTTATATGTAGTAGTGCCATTATCTAAATTAGCTAATACTTCATAAGGTACCATATTAAAGAAATTATTCATACCACTAGGATTACCCCCAGATATATAATATGCATATGCAATTAAGTCTTTAGCAAAATCTGATACTGGTGTAACAATCTTACCATCCTTAGTTTCTGTATATATACTTTGTAATAAACCACGCCATGCATCAGTATAATCATTCATAGATATAGCGTCTCTTTCTTTACCTATCGATGTAGTAAATAGTCTAGGTAAGTTATGTTTAATAGAATCTTCAATATTGGTTGGACCAGATTGTAATAATTTAAGCAATTTGTTATCCCTATAATCAGTTAATCTGGGATCTGCGTTAATACGTTTTATTAGTCGTTCAAATTGGGATACTACTGAATTTTCCCCAATAAATAAGTCCTTTTGCGTTTTACCTTGATCCTTTAACATTTGATCAAAAAATGGCATTGTGACTACAGATTTAACCTCATTTATGATATTATTAACTGTACGTTCTGACATAGTTTGAGAGTTTTTACTACCCGCTAATACTTGTTGCACAGCACTATCAAATGCTGGTGAAAATTCTAATATACTATTACCTAACCCATTTAATACTCGTTCGACTGAATTTTGATACTTCTCCCACAAATGCGTTTGCTTAAACATTGGTTCTACGTTAGTAAATAATGAAGCTTCATTACCAATTACCGATTCCAATGCATTTCTGAACATATTTAACCTAGTAGCATTAGAACCATAACCGGCTGTGTCTATTTGTGATACTCTCATTAAGTTAGTTAATGCTTTACCATATGTTTGAAATTGTTCATAATACTTTAACATACCTAATTGAGCATCATACCATTCCCATGTTCTATCTTTTGGTTCTGTTAATATAAATTTCTTAAGTCTAGCCTCACTATTGATTACTTTTGCATAGTTATTATTAGTACCATCATCAGTTAAACTATATACTGTTTGAATATCGTTATCACTAGTTTTAGCTTTCATTGTATTATCTACTAAATCAGATTTACCAGCTATTTGTGCTAACCTAGATCTTTCTGCTTCGTATTGTTTAATAATCGGTGTTTTCCATACTTCTTTCCATTTTAATTGATCATCTACACCAATTTTACCTGCAAATTGATTTTCCCATGTTTTAGCCACATCCCTAAGTATAGGTTGTGGTAAATAATACAACGTATTCTTACCGAAGCCAGTCCTAAATAATAGACCAGCTACATCATAAGTATATGGATTAAAATTAAGTTGCAATATATACGGATCTTTAGCAGCATCTACGTGAGCAGATATCATAGCTGATAACCAATTCATAATAGGTACACCATCTTTATCATATTCTTCATATAAATTATCTAAATTTAATTCTGACATTAGGTTAGGAGTACCTTCTTGAGTTTGTATACTAGTATCTAGTGCCATTTTGACCATACTAGTTAATACATGATGAGATGTATGTAAAGCAAACGGTCCTATACCTTCCCCAGCGCCTATGTTTTGATTTTTTGTATTTAATTGATGTCTAGGAAATGCTAAATCTAAACTATTTTTGGAATCCCTTAATAATGCTGGTGCTAAATCCTTTACAACATCTTGTACTGGACCAGTAACCGCATCTAATGGTATAGTAGCATCTACGTAACGAGAATCAGATGTAATGTTAGCTAAGTACATATCTAACAATAAATTTTCTACAGCTGCTTGACTATTGTCTGCCATAGATATATCATGATCGTATTGTACTTTTTCTAATTTAGGTTCTGAACCTATGGTACTATACCATTTATCTTCTTTTTCATTATAGTATAGATTATTAAATGCCCCATATTCCTTTCTACCTCTGATATCATTGAAATCTTCAATATTTGTTCTAACAATATCTCTACCAAACTTAGGAGACCAATTTGGATTATTTTTCCATTGTTCGTAAAAATAGTTTATTTCATCTTGACTTTGATTAGGTTCGCTAAATTTATCATATATAAAATCATAATTATGTGATGCTACAAACATTTTATCAATATCAAAGTCAGAACCAGTAAATGTAGTTATTTCTGATGGTAGTACAATAGTATCTCCAGATGATTCTGGTAGTATATCTACAATTGTTACTGGTACAATAGATGATTGACCCTGAGTTGGTATACGATAGGTATATAAAGCAAAATCTTGATCTGTTATTAATTTTCTAAGTTGATCATAAGTCATATCCTTATATGCTGGAACTAATTGTTTTAACATATTTACAGATATCATTGCCTCAGCTCTATTCTTAGGATCTTTAAATCGCAGTTCTTTATTTTTAGCATATGAATACTCTCTGCTACCATCTTCTAATTTTACAACATTAGCGTTTGAATTTTTAAATCCAAAGTTAGACATTTGTATAAAAGCATTACCAGGTAGATTAGTGTCTATGATAGATTTTTTAACTTGTGATAATAACCTAGACTGTATCCATGCCATAGATGGTATTACAGATGGTTGTATTATATAATTACCTTCATTATCAGTCTTTAACGCATTTATCATATTTTGTGGCATAGTACCACGCCATGCATCCTTTTGTAAGAACGCATATAATGTTTTAGGTTCTACGTGATAATCGCCATTAGCATCTTCTGTAATACCTGTTTTATTTTCAAAGTCTGCTACTCCTCTCCTAGTAAGATCATTCATAGCTTGTAACCAAGTATTTTGCATCTCAGCACCATCCATATCTTTACCACCTACATCATAATGTGCGTTATGATCTATACCAAATATACCCTGTTTAAGTACTTGACTACCTACCATTTGTTTATCTTTATCATGTGGATCAGTAGCTAATTGTCTACGTAAATATTTAAATTCCCTATTACGTACATATAAGTTATCTAGTGGTTTATTTGGATCAAATATCAGATTTTGATTATCATCATATACCCTATCATATTGTGATGCACCTAACTTAGTAACAGAATCAAATGACATAGTACCTATATCATTTGATTTCATAAAATCTGATAACTTTTCTAAATCACTTCCTTTCACCATTCTTTTAAATATGGTAAAATATGCAGTTTTATCATATGTGGGTACACCTAAACCACCTTCAAATTCCTTACCAAAATACATCATTTTTAATGGTTGAAACGTAACAGCAGCAAATGCGTCTAATTCTTCTTTAGCAGTAAGTTCCTTATCAGACATTAATAAGTTATACGCTTCTTCTTTTTTAGGATTCCATTCTCCAATTGCTCTACTAACTGCCCTATAGAATTCTGGAGAAGTTAACGTCATACCATCCGTTTGATCATTATTTTTAAGACCTTTTAATAATCTACTAGTTTCATCTTTAGCTAATTTATACAATTCTTCATATGGTTTATCACTATTCATCGCTTCATATATGTCAGAATATCTATTTGGTGTAGCATCTTGTGCTAATTTTAAATATCTTTGGTATAATGTACCAGTATTAGTTTGAACACCATCTTTATCTGGTATGCTACCTAAATATTTATCTGTTAACGTATTGTGTGCAGTTTTAGCATTAACTATATTAGATGCTAATCCATATTGTCTATAAGTAGGTTTATCTAATATATCTAATCTCAACATTAAACCAGTAGAGTTAAGTGCTGATAAACGTTTTACTTTATCTGCATTATCTTTAGCAAATGCCATATCACCATGAAATAACTTATCAAACTCAATAGTACCCATAGCAGATGTTAATGCGTATCTAGATATCATTTCTAATGCTGCTTTCATTGATGGTCCATTCGCAGTATCTACAAATCCACGATTAATAGCTATTCTATTAAGTTCTTCACCATCTATTAAATTTGCACTTTGTATAATATTCTCAATTTTAGATATACCATTTTCATCTCTCGCAAAAGTACCTATAGAATTTTGTATATCACTAAACTTTCTAGATTTTAAACTAATTATACCTAATTCATCTAACATTAATAGCGTATCGTTAACTTGTCTAGTAAGTATTTGTTTAACACGTTGGGTTAAATCTCCACGTTTAGACATATCAAATAAATTAACTTCTTTGCTTAGTTCAGAATCAAATCCTGGAAAATATCTAAATCTATAACCATTACCATCATTCAAAATCATTTTAGTATCATACTGATGTCCTTCAGAATCTATTTCTTTAGCTTCTCTATAATGATAATTCTTATATAACCTATTTTCTCTAAATGCATCTCTATACTTTCTTTGTTCTGCACCAGACAAAGCATCAAATTGTTTAATAGTTAACTTAGTGTCACCTTCTGATTCCCGTTGTTCATTTACTTTATCTAAAAAATTAGTTCTACGCGTAATAGCGTCTTGAATAGCAGCATGTTCACCTAATAAATATTTGGTAAATATATTTACATAACCATCAGTTAAAGTATAACTATCTTTCTTATTGAAATCTAAATTAAATTGTGGTAATTCTAAACCATCTATAAGAAAATATGTTTTTTTATCTGCTAATGTAGGTATAGTCAATTTGCCTTTAGTGATAGCATTCATTTTTAATAGGGTATCTTCTATGTTAGAAATATCTTGATATTCCCTACCCTTGTCATATCTATCCCCTTGAAACATAGTTAATATAGTATCTACGTTTAGATCACTTCGTAGTTTACCCTCTTTTATTAGTTTTGGTAGAAAGAATGATGAATTATGATTAATGGTTTCAGTATCTAATTGATGTAAGTAATCAGTATCTTTTAAATATTCAGATAAAGACTGAGTTAAGAAATTATATTCAGAATATGCATATACCCTATGATTATCTGCGCCTAACACACTATCATCTTCAGAGTTAGGGTTAGCTAATACATTATCCTCTGCTAACATCCTAATTGCTTTAGCTTCACTATTATTTAAATATCTAATAGGACTAATTAATGGTTTACCTATACGTATACCTTCTTCGTTATCTACTAGTTTAGGTAAATAGTCTAAGAAGAACTCTCTAAGGGCATATATCTTCGATGTAGAGCCTTGTTGTTGCTCCCTAATCATATTATATACCTTTTCTCTAAAAGTGGCTCCTGGGAACCTATACGCAGCCTGAATTATAGTTGTATGATCTACGCCAACTTCAATACTATTAAACATCTTTACTAAACTGTCTATTGCTTTACTCGCAACAAAATCTTTGGTACCAACATAATTATTAAGTTCTACAAATTGATTCTTAAGTTCAGCTATAGTATTTCTACCATTTTCAGTTTTATACCTATTAGTCATAGCAAACATAGTAGACCATTCTCTTGCTAATGTATTAGCTCTACGTTCGGTATCTGCTTGACTAAAGTCATATTGCATACCACCTTCTTTACCTCTAAATATAAAATTTATAAAATTATGTCTATGTTTTTTAAATGTTGTCCATAATTGTGTTTGTAGCATTTCGTTATTTTGAATTCTACCATATAAATCTGAATAAAAAGATACCTTATCTACACCATCCTCTTGTAATTTACGTTCTGCCATAGTTTGAGTAGTTGTGTCATAAGCACCTAATTCTTGTATGATACGCATTTTACCAATAGTATCTGCTTTATCCTTAAGTCTAGACATCATCGTTGCAGTATCTTTAGCATCGTGAACTTCACGCATTACATTAAACCATGCTGTTTGAAAATCTGCATAATTTGTCAAATGTGTATTTGGGTTAGGGGTGGATGAATTTTTTAATGTTTGAAATAGTAACTTAATATTATTTGATGCAGTATCTTTAGAAGAAAATTCGTAAGATGCAGCACCATATGTTTGATTTCTATTTGCTATAGATTTAGGATCTTCTAAATTGGTTAAAAGATCGTTCATTTCGTGTGATTTTAAACCTAAACCACTTAGTTTGTTTACAATATTTGGTAAAAATACATTATCCCAATTATCTAATATTTCACCAAATAGATTAGCTTTTACTAATGCAGCATTAGCTGCTTCACCACCTATTTCGTTAACTGTTTTATTTGCAATTGCTTCTAAATTAGTAACTACATCATAAGTTTTATCAAAGTTAACTTTACCTTTGAAATCAGACATTTCTTCAATGCCATTTTGCATTATTGTTTCAGATGTTAAACCATTTATAATTTCATTAAAGTGTTCTGAGGAATGAATGTTGTGTAAAACTGCACCATTAACAGTTAACCCTACACCTGCGTTAGGATCATCTCCATACGCTTCTTTAAATTTCCTTACATTTTCTTGATCTGGTTTAATAAATCTATACGCACTATTGTCTATTGCTTTAAATAGTCCATCTACATTAGTAAATTCTGGTCTACGATTTAATACGTATTGATTTACAAATTGTGATACAAAATCAGTAATACCTTTTATAAATTTTTTAATAATGCCATCTGTTGGTTTAACTTCTGTACTAAGTCTTTCTAAAGAATGTGTTCTATATAATTCTGCTAAATACTCACTAGCTTGTTCATCAGTAGTGTTAGGGTTAATTACTTTTTTTCTAACTTCTTTATATAACTCTTGGCGTTGTGCATCTGTTAAGTATAACATTTCTACTCTATGAAATGCTTCATGGAATGGTGCACCTTCTATGGCTCCATTGTATAATGTCATACCATCTGATTTCATAACTGACCAAGCATACCTAGAATTACCAGATCTACCCATTACCTTTAATATCGTGTCAGAATATTTATATTTACCACCAGTAAGTCTAGATAGCATTTTACGATACTCTGGTAATTCTTTTGATTTATCACCTTTTCTATATAATGACGTAAGTATCCCTAAATCTTCTATATCCATTGCTTTACCTTGGACAGGAGTAGTAACTACGCCTTTTCTAACCCTCTTAGCAGCACGTTCCATATTAGCTTGTGCTTGTGCACGAAGTTCATCATCGGATAGTAACGTCTTAGTACCTTTTGCTATGGCTTCTAAATCAGCCATTCTTTTTAATTGTACCTCCCTTTCTTCTGCTAATATATCTTTTTGTGGTATTTCTGTAACTACTTCACTAGGTTGACCTATTCCAATAGCTGTTACTCTATCTGCATTACCACTTTTATCGATTATACTATTATACGTTATGTTCTCTCCTTGTTCTGCTTTAGTGATGATTAATCTATCTACTCTTTTATTGTATGGGCTACCGTTTTCATCACGCATATCTATGTCTTCTGTAATATAAATCGGAGTACCTACTGGTATAGTAGTTAGATGTTGATCAAATGCAGTTTTATCTTTAGATAATGTTCTATCTGAATAATAATCTATACCATTTTCATTCTTATACCAACCTTTAACTTTGGTTTTAGTTGGTTGTTTTGGTTTTGTAGTACTTCTAGGTGCGGGTTTCTTTTCTACTTCTGCATTCTTAGCAGATCCATCACCAGGTGCATTATTGTCTATAGTCCTAGGTTCATTGGAATGAAATACAGTAGAGAATACTACTTTTACATCTTTTTCTAATGGTTCATTAGGTGTTAAGTCTGTTTGTATAATTCCATTATCTACTAAAAATGATTCATATGGTTGACCTTCTTCAGCTTTGATACCATGTAATTCAAATGAATATGGCATAGTTTTACCTAACATATTTGCTTCTACAGACATATTTTTGACTCTTTGCAGATATGCTTCAAGTTGATCAATATCTGCTTCAGTAGCATTGTATGGGTCTAATACACCATCTACCCCATAGCGTAATACATGAGCATTGCTATCAATAAATAATTGTTTAGATGCAAGATAATCTCTAGTAGCATCATATTTATTATCATTAGGCTTTAATTCAGTTTGATTACCCCAATATACTAGTAGATCTAACATGTTTTTATATGTCATTTCATGGTCTCCTTCTATAGTAACTCCTAATGAATTATCGTCATTTCTTAAAATAGTATCTTCATTTACATCTTTTCCGGTTTCATCTTGTCCCCTTGCTATATTCCTAAGAGTATTTGCAATAGCTCTAGCCAAACCAATAGAGTTATGGCTATTCATACCTATCTTGGGTAAATTAAGTTTTAATAAAGAACCATCTCTACCGTTAACTGTCATACTACCAGGCATCAATACGAATATACCACCACCACCATTGGTAGATTGTTGTAACGCACCATATCTAATACCATCTCTATCAAATACTACATTAGATTTGGCTTCCCCAATAGGTTTAGTAGCATACCCTAATACTAATTCTTCTTTAACACGATCACCTGTAGTAGAATTAATAAATTCATGATAATATTTACCATCATTACTATCTTTATGTAGTTTTAATGGTATAGATTCTTCATTTAAATATGAATTACGACCACCTTTATCTTCAGTAGAATGTTTAGGTAATAGATTCCATTTGCCATTAGTTCTAGTAAGTGCATTAGGATCTATTTTAACTTTACCATCTTTAGAATTAAGCATCTGAGTAATTAATTCTAATCTAGCATTAGATTTTTTAGCAAATAAATCGCCTTCACCAGCACTAGATTTATCAAATAGGTATATACTATGTGAATCATTACCATATTTGAATGTATATGCTATTGGTAAATATTTTATCAAAAAATTAATATGATCACTTTTATCATTAGGGTTTAATGTTTTATCATTATCAATGTATCGTTTAAATAATTTGACCGCATCATCTCTATTTTTTCTATCTATTTTGTATTGCTTATCAGCAGTATCTTTATGTACGTCATCGTAATTTTCACTTATTCCTAATAACCCTTCTTTAAAGTTTTTAGTATCTACTGTAGGATCTGATAGTAACTTTTGAGTCTTTTCTACTTGAAAGTTATCTGCGGTAACATTACCCTCATGATAACTCGATTCCAAAGGTTCGTTAGCTCTATCTAATTTATCAAACTCATCTGCAGACTGTGGTTCAGTAGTTTCTATTTTACCTTCAGTAGATTTAGGCTGAAAATTAGGATCATTTGCCTTACGTAATTCTTCGATATGATTAAATATTGTTTGTCTAATATCTACTGCAGCCTTTTCATGTCCATCTGGTGTATTATCGTACATTTTACGATACTGTTTACCAGTACCTATATCTATAGTAGTAATCAATACCCTATTGTCTGGAGTTTTATCAATAACTATACCCAATCTATTATCACCAGTTACTAATGGTGACCTAGTTGGTTGATTAATTAAAGCTCTAACTTCATCTGCAGTAATATTAATAGCTAATACATTTTTAAGATCTTCTTGTTTTTCTTCATTAGTTTTCTTAGCATCTGCTTCAGATTGTAATTCTGCAGCTGTTTTTATAGTAGTATTAGCGGGTGCAACTGGGGTATCTACTTTCTTTTGACTTACTTTTTCTACTTGACTAGCAGCTTTATTCTTTTTTTCTAATTCGCTAATAGCACGTTGCATTTCAGATACATTAGATAGCGCTTTTATAGCATTATCTGAATAATGATTCTGTGTATTAAGTTTAGATTGTAAATTATAATCATCAGCAAGTTCACTAGCTTCAGGATATTGATTTTTTACTGCATTAAATTTATTATTATATTCATTATCTAATACATCTAATGGGCTAGCATATTCTGTATCACCAGTATCCATCCATACTGGTTCATTATTTTTATTAGACATCTGTACTAAAGTACCAAGATCGTCATCATTGTAAATAATGTTACCTCTATGATTGGTAAGTCTTTTTTTAACAACATTATCTCTCTCTGTAACTAAATCTTGTAGTCGTTTGGTAATATTATCGCTTACTTCTGGTGTAACATTATCCATCATATCATTAGTATGATCTAATATACGTTGATTAATTAATTCACCACGTACTTTATTTACTTGTTTAGTGATATTTTGTTGAGCTATATAATTAGATACATTCTGATACATTTCATTATATGCCATACGTTCAACATCAGATGCTTTACGACCAATGTCGGGCATCATCTTAGACGACTCTCTTCTAGTATCTTTAACTGCATCTTTCAATAGTTTAGCTTCACGATCTCTACCAGCAGCTTCTAATTGAGTTATAAATGATTGTAATGTCGATACAGGATAAGTATCTCTAATTTTAAGTATATCGGCTTCAGTTTTAGTATCTTTACCACTTCTTTCAGCCATTATTCTTTCAGTAGCAGACAGATTTGGATTATGCAGATTCATATCTATATGAGTATCCATCAAAGATAATGACTCTTTACCTAAAGCTAATAAATCATTCCAATATTGTTCTTGATCTGCCCTATACTGTTCACTATCACCAGTTTCAATATTCTTTTGATTTAACAGATTAACAAAATTTTGAGCTTCATTTTGATTATTAAATATTGCATCACCTACAGTACCGTTAGTATCATCATTAATAGAGAATGTATTATCATCATTAGATACTACTGAATACCTATCTCTAGTAGCAGTTCTATTGGGGTTGTTAATCCATGCTGATGTATTATCTATCCATGTTTTTTGTGAATCTAATCTATTTAAAGCTAACTCAGCTATTTTATTTTGATATTCTGGTTTAAATTGTGCTATTTGGGCAAATACATGTGGATTGCTATTTCTTAGTCCAATTAAATTTTCGATTTGTTTAGATACTTTACTATATTGCGCATCATCTAATGCACCAGATTCATATGCTATCTTAGCACCTTGTCTAATAGAATTATCATCACTACGTGCTATAAACTGTATTAATGATCTTTGATTAGCTTTGCGATCTTGAAAGTGTTCTGTAACGCTAGTTAATCCCCCCATCGCAGCACCAACCATAAAGTCATCTAAATTCTTTTTAGCATTTTGCCACGAAAATGGATTAGTACCAAAATAAGGACCATGTTCCTCATCGTTACCAGTAATCTGATCTGTTAACCAATTAGCAACTTGTTGATTTGTTACTTGTGCATATATTTCTGCACCTTGTGCACCTGAACTAATTAATGCTTCTTTTACAACGTTGCTAAATACTGCTGGGTTGTCTAATTTATCAAGATCTGAACCTACTTCTTTAACTATAGCTCTAGCTATTTTACGATTCATATCGCCACCAATCAACCTACGTTTAAGGTTAGGGGTAAGAGCTAATTCAATAGCTGCATTTATCGGACCTACCACTAAAGCTGCTACAGAAGCATCTGTAATACCAAAACCAGCATGTCTGAATTCATTATAGGTCATATTACCATTAATCATAGTAGATGGTGTGATCATCCCTATAATTGTCGAAGGTCTCTCCTTAAATAAATTATATGTCTTTTTAGCATTATCTACTAACCCAATGCCTTTGTTTCCAACTGATTCACCTAATTTTCTCTCTAATTCTTTAGCAGCTATATATGATTGATTAAGGGTAACTGCCTCAGATTCTGGTACTGCTGCACCGGCTAATCGACTTAACCCAACTGCTTGACCTATACCACTTTCCCCAATTGTAGTACCAAGTGATTTACCAATTCTGACTCCGTTAGCTGCGATCTTAGATATTGCGCTAAGTGTACCTTCTGCTGCTAGTCTTGTACCACCACCAATCACAGAATATTCTACTAAAGATGATAAACCATGACCAAGATTAGATGAGAAAGCAACTAAATTATCAGAAGCACCTGCATCTCCTTTTAAACTACCAACAGCAAAACGATTCATATTATCATTCTGCCATTGTTCTACATCAGCTATAGCATTTATTGCGTCGTAATCTGCTTTAAACCCTTTACCTCGCACTGTACTACCTATTGCCTCTAATATATCATTAGTACCAGCATTAAAATTACGTATAGTAGGAGCCATTTCAGATACACCTTTAGCAAATAAGCCAGCAAATGCAGCTAATACGTTTTGACTGATAGGTTTTGGTCCATGCTCGTTAACTATAGAATTACCAGCTAACTGTATTCTAGCTATTTCTGACATAGTGCCTATAAATTTTTTAGCTACATAATCTCCAATTTCTGGTGAATATTTTGGATAGTAATATTCATATACTGGTTCTGTAGAAGGTTTCATTGCAGTAACTCCACCAGCTAATGTACCAATTATACCACCTATACCAGCTGTAATCGCTGCTCCTGGACCTGTTTCAGATCCTAAGACGCCTCCAATACTAGCACCAGTACCTGCAGAACCTATTATCTTAGAAAAGCCCTTATTTAGCCCTACATTGCTTAGGGGAGTACCTGCTAAACTAGTAGCCGCGTCTAAGGTATGTAATGCCCCACCAACAAACTCACTATTCCACACAGATTCCCACCAATTTGGCTTACTTGGATCAATGTTCTTTAGTATCTCATCTGGTTCGCCTTTAGCGATTGCCATAATAGCATCATTGCTTAATATAGGATTGCCATCATTGTCTAAAGTAGTAGTTGCTTGAGCTACCTTTTGTTCTTGTTTACCAGTTATAGGATCTGTAACAGTATAAGTCTCACCAGCAGGATGTATCTTACCTAGATACTTTTTATAGACCATATCTGGATCCGCTTGTTCAAACTGTGGTTTACCTAATGCAATATCCTGATCGCTAGCTTCTACGATACCAGTACGTTTCATCGCATGCTCTTCTTCAGGTTTTGATAAACCTGTTTGAAATGAAAAGTCATTTAACAAAGTAGGCAGCTGTTGATAAGCTGCCGTTTGTACTAAATCCGAAGTCTGTGTAGCAAACGGATTACCAGTAGCACCAGGATTATTCTGATTTATTAAATTTTGTCTAAGTTGTGCAAGTGATGATTGTTGTGCACCTTGAAAGTTAAATGGTCCCATATATTATTTGCCTTCTCCTTGATCTTGTAATTGTTCTTCTAATGTATCATACTGATCACTATAATTCTGAGTATTGTAATTCTGTAGAATATAGTCACTATTCGCGTCTATCTCTTGATTAGCGGCTTGTTGTGCAAATTGTTGTGCTTGTTCCTGTGAAACATTAGGATTTTGTAAAGCAGCTGTTAGATATTTTTGATATGCTATTTGCCATTGACCAGCCAATATTCCCTGTACCGGATCTCTACCTAATGATCTAGTTAAACCTAACCCCATAGCAGCATCACGCATTTTAGCACTATTCCTATCCAAATATGAATTTTCTACTGCTGCTGTAGATGCAGCACTTAACGATTCGTTAAATGGCATTAGCATATGTACAGCATAATAATTTTGACCATCTTTTTCATTATTTAACTTTAATCCTTTACGATATGTCATTACTGCCCTACCTTGTCCAACATTTGCTAATTTACCTTCTAACATATCTAATAAGTTACTTTTAGATACATTTACACCAGGTAATTTAGAATATCTCTCAACTATATCATGCATTTTTTCTTTTTCCACATACGCATCTGTTTGAGCATATAAACTAGGGTTAGTTGCATCTTTAGTTTGTATTGGCTTGATCTCCCCAGTACTACTAATTTTTAAATCAGGTGGTAAATTATCAGATATAAACTTAAGTAGATTAGGTAATTGTGCATACGTGTTTCTAATTTCTGCTTTTTTATCCTCTATTGCACCAAGAGCACTGTGTTTTCCCCTAATGCCAAAATCACCACCTGCATAATTAGCGGTATCGTTAATGATATCATTAAACATACTAGGTTCATAATCTGATAAGGGTACCCCTAAAGGATTAGTAAGCAATGGTTTATTTAGTCCACTTCTATGTAAATTAGTAATTCTAATAGGAATTGTTTCTTTATCATCAGTTAACGTTTGATTACCAGTTCTTTCAAATATTTCATTGTTTTTATTAGGAGCAGTTCTCCATGTAGCATTTGGTTGTAAATATTCAAGTACTTTATTAGAAGCATCGGTAACCGTCATTGCATTAACCAAAGGCATATCAGATCTATTACCTGATCTTGAAGCAGCTTCAGATTGTTGCCTAATTTGAGATTGTATTTCACCCATCATACCATTAGTTATATAATCTTTTAACTGATCGCCAACAGATTGTGGTAATATAGTACTAAAATCATTTACAAATTTATTCATCTGTTGTATAGACGCACCACTTTTACGTAACTGGTTATATGCGTTTCTAAATCCAGTTATTTGACTAGGGTTAACTATATTAAATGTTCCGGCAATAGTTGCATCAGAAAGTTTAAATAAATTATCAAGATTTGGTATGCCATGAGATTTTAAATTATCACCGTATGCATTTGCAATAGCTTGTGCTTGTGTATTTCCAGCTATATTTTTAGTATTAATCCACCAACTAGATAGACTTGGTGGAGAAGCCACACCACTACCAGCAGTTTTGGTACTTCTACTACCTATACCTGTAGCATTTGGTCCATATCTATATCCATACTGCATCTCTAATGCATATTGTGGATTAATTCTAAGATTCTGTACACGATGTTCATTGGCAGCTTGTTCCATTTGCATACCTACCCAATTTCTGGCTTTATCTTGTAATGTATTACCAGAAATTTGACTTAATTGATCAGAATTCATTTGACCAACTGTTCTTAACGCATCTTGATAATACATTTGACCTAATTGATCACCTTCAATAAACGCATTTAAATTCTTTTGCGTAGCTTCATGTAACCTATCTTGAGATATACCGTATACTTCTAATTCATTATTATTACCTTGATATCCAATGTGTTCTGGTTGTAGTGCATCATAATATTTAGCGGTAGCAGTAGCTATATCTCTATATGGTACCAGGTTTCTATGAAATATACCTTTCATTTGATTGCCTAATGCATCTTGACCACCAAATCCCAACGTATCATAGTTACTATAGTCTACACCATGCCAATTAGGGTTAAATAAACCAGCTGCTTGTAATCTTTGTGATAATTCTTGATCCTGTAGCATTTGATCTCTAGATTGTCTTAATTTAGCTAAACCAGCATAATCTACATTACGTATAGTGTTATTAATCATAGATCTACCTTCTGGTGTCTTAATTAAATCAGGATTATCCATCAATTGTTGTGCTATTGGTTGAAATTTGCCAATAGTCATATTATAATTATTCTGAGTATCTATGTTAGATGGAGATTGAAATTGAGCATATTTTTCATAGAATTGGTTCATCTGGTCATTAGCAGCTTGAACCTGTTGATTCATTGCAGAGCCTATTTGATATAACTGTGCAAATGGTATTGGCAATACATCATTTACAAATGACGCTTGCGCTGGTTGATCATATCTATTTACCATATTATACGGTTTTCTTTTTTGGAGTTATTCCATATTGACCTAATATCCTTTGTGTTTCTGCTGATGAGACTCCCGTATCCCAATACATTGCCAAAGCATCTGCTAAAGATTGATTCTGTTGTAATTGTGCTTGTCTTTGCATCTGTACACCAGCAAATTGACCTAATTGACTAATACCGGCAGTAGTAAATGACCTTTGTGCAGCTCTATTTCTAGCATTGATTTCGTTAATTCTACGAACTTCATTAGACGTATCTGTACCTACCTGATATTGAGCTTGCCCTAGTTGTGCAAGATACTGATTATTCATATCTTGAGCTTTGATATTCATATCCATTAGCTGAGACCTTGTATTTGCCGCATTAGCTGCCATATAAGCTGCTCTCTGACCTGTGTTAGGGGATATGTTCATCGCATTATAGTTCTGCGTTGTTTGAGCTCTCATGAGGTCATTGCGTATCGCCCTAATATCAACCCTACGTCTACTCATATTATCTAAATATTGAGATGAGTATTGGTTCTGTACTACAGGCTCTGTTTCTGATCGTCTGCCACTAAATAAATTATATGCCACAGGAGCTAATTGACCCAGCATACCCATAATAGTACCAAATTTATTTTGCGGATTCGTATTGGGTGTATTATTATTGACATTATTAGTAGAGCCCATAACTGGACCAACCGATGTATTTGTATTGTTTAAACTAGTTAGATTTGAAGGATTTGCTACATTAAACTGTGACTGAATACCAAACTGTGGTGTAAAAGCATTAGTTAACCCAGTAGTAATTGATTGAGTGTTTAATGGACCTGTTTTAGGTGGAGTGATAGAAATACTATTATTTTGTAAATTAGTATTTGTTGGTTGTTGAGTATATTGATAATTTGTATTATCCCCAGGAGCAACATTGTACCAATTAAAGGGTTTATTAGTATACGTATACGATTTTAATATATCGTATGGTACTTGTCTTGCAACATACGGATTCAAATCTGTACCCCCTGTACCACCTTCATGAGCAAATACCCTAGTATTCTTAATATTTTTAGTTTTTTGATTTGTCTTACCTTTCCTCATTTTATCTAATTCTTGCATATTTAATAAAGCATCGTAAGCTACATTAGCATGTTTTTGATTTAATTCTTTAGCTTTATTTGCTCTAGCATCATTATACTTTGATTTTTTATTATACATTTTAGAGATAGCTTGACCAGCCTCTGCAAATGTTTGGTTAGTACCAGGAATTTTATTAGACCCTAATACAGAATTTGGTGCATCGATTAGTACATCATCAGCATCTTTACCACTACCTTGATTTATGGTTTGTATACCTTGTTGAGGATCTCTAACTACTTCACCTTTGCTAACTGCAGCTAAATCATTATTTATAGGAATACCTCCTTGAGCATAAGCTAAAGCTAGTTCATTATTATGCCACCAATCTGCCATTAACTGTGAAGATATGGCTTGAGATTGATTATTACGTTGTAATTGAGTTTGTATACCCAACTGTTCTTTTTGCTGCTTAAGTGCGTTATCTTCTGCTCTACTACCAGATACTAATCCCATTACACCACCTATAGCAGCTCCCCACGGTCCAAATGCAGCACCAGTTGAAGCACCGCTCATTGCACCAGATACTGCGCCACCTAAAGCGTATGCTGGAACTTTATTAATTGAGTTTTCTGCATAAAAAGGTACTTGAAACTCTGGAAAATCTTGTACTCTTTTGGTTTTTTTCTTTTTCATTATATATCAGATATTCTGTAGATGGTTTCTACATAAGGTATGTTAAAATTATTATCTGTAGGTTGTATATTATATATCTCTTTAAGCCATTTACCACGCATTCTACCTATATTTGTAGATACTTCTCTTGGTATTGATATCCTATATGTATCTTCTCGTTTACCATCCCATATCTGTTCCTTAGTGACCATATTAGATAGTTGAGTAGTAGTTTCATATGCCGCATTTAATACTGTAGCATTATCTATATTTTCAGCATAAAATTTAACATTATCAAATACTTTTGTACTAGCAAAAGTATCATTTGCTATAAATTCTATATGTGATGAACTAGGTATATTATCAAAAAATAAATTAGTACTATTTGAATTGTGTCTATAAAATGCATTACTAGATGTACTTAACTTTTCTTCTATAGACACTATGATGTCATCAGTATTGATGAACCACTTTGGTTTATATGTTAAAAATGATGTAAATCCTTTAATCTGTTCATTAAGTAATAGATGATCATATGATATTAAACCGTTTTTAGATTGATCCAATACAATATGTGCGTTATTATATTTTTGATCATAAGTAGCTATAACGTTATCAATTACATCTAATTTATATTTATTTAAATGTGATTGTACGCCATATATCTTCGATGATGTGTCAGTTTGACCATAATATGAAACAATTTCTGCTCTATCGTGATCATACCAAAACATTAACGATGGCGTTACGCCAACTCCATTAATAGCATTCTTCTTAGAACCATTATGTAAAGTAAGATAATCTATTCTATCTAAAACGTCACCTTTACCTAACTGTAACATGCTAGCATTATTATCTTGAATCAATGATCTAGTATTTACAGACAATACTCCAAATGCACTGTCTTGCCAAGCAAATAAATTATTTTTAAATACTTTTAAATTATTTATTGAACCGTATCTAGAATCTAAATCTAAATAATCAAATGGTCTAAAATTTAACCAAGAATCTAATACTTCTTCATTAGTCTTTTGTTGAGATGAGTAATGTATACGATAGTCTACTGCATTTCTACTTTTATCATATGTGCCTAATGAAAAGTATGGTTTGACTGTACTATTAGCAGAATATGCTGTATTATAACCATAAAATGCATCTGTTTGTGTATAAGTAGTATATATAGATCTAAATGGAGTTAACCCAGATTCAGTCATGACTTTATCAAAGTTACCAAAGTCTTGCCATTGTGTACCATGTGCTAAACTCAAATTAATACTACTTTCACAAGGATAATAACATGCGATAGTATTTAAAAAGTCTATATCATTAGGACCTAATAACCCAGCATTACCTTGTGCATACCCACTATGAGCGTGTACATAATTATGTATACCGATATAAGTATCACCACCAAATACATAAAAAGTATGATTAGAAGTATTGTCAGTAATATCTTCAATAAACCCAGTTGTAAGATATTGTGTACTTTTCCTAGCTTCATACGTTAATCCACCATAAGGTATTACATTCTTTTTTAAATTACATAAATATGTAGTACCTAAGGATAGCATATCTAATAAATGCTGTTCTATATGTGCTACGGTACCCCTACCAAAATATGTCGTATATTTAGTCGTAGCGGTACCAGGACTAGTTATAGTAGTACCGTTAAATAGCGTACCCACTGCAGTTATGCCTTCACCACACATTTTTATAAACGGTATTACATTGGCAGAATAATCACTATTGCTATTCAATGAAAATACTGTACTCGGACCATGTGGACCACCGTCCATAGCAGTAGCGTATAAACCTCCACCTCTAATAACCCAATTAGAATAAGACCAACCATTCATTGATTGGCTCTGTGAAAATCCAGTAGACCCAAACGGATGATCCGTAACATTATTTAAATCATTATTGTAAACTATATCTCGTAGTTCACATGTAACAGATCCTGATATGGACGATAACGTATCAATAAGTGCTTCTGTGTAAGGTACAAAGTATTTAGCACTAACACCAGCAGTTACTGGCGTAGATGGTGTTGTAATAGTAGAACCAGGACTATGTTGTAATAATAACATATTATAGCCACGAGTATACGACATACCTGTAGTATAACCAACATTACCCCAATCAGTACCACCATTACCATTACTTCTACCGGCTAATATAGTCACTGAATGGCTATCGGTATATGGTGTAATAGTATCAATAGAAAAATTTCTACGCATATTAGATATTAAACCATACATAGGTTCAATATATAATCTACCAGATAAATAACTTTGAAAATCATTTCTACTTACATTTATATCTGGTGATGTAAAATTAAATAATTTAGTAGTATCATAATTAGTAGTACTACCTTTTATATGGTAATTATACTGACTAACATCTTCCCATATGGTTAATGCACTAGATGGTCTAATGACTACATCATCTGCATATCTACCACAAGATGGTATCCAAAATGGAAATACGTTATTATATGTCACATTACCTTGTGTACCACCATGTATGGTTTTGGATACAATACCTTGAGTAATTATACTTCTATCGTCTATACTTCTTTCTGCCCTAACAATTTCTATTGCTACAACATCATGATTTGTTAATAAAGATATGTTTTTAAAAGTAAATTCTAAACCTATTGGGTATGTACCTACACTAAACCACTTACCTCTAACCGTACCGGAAGTAACGTTTTCTAATGGTATATGTACGTTGACATCAAATAATCTATGTTCAGCTTCACCCATTGATGGCATTCTAATGTCCGCTATCCAACTAACTGGTGTAGTTTGTCCTTTTTTATTTCTAAATACTACCCCTAATCTATAAATAGAATCTCTCTGATACCCTCTAAATCTAGCATCAATATATTCGTTAGTATAATTTAAGGTTTGTGCGTTTACATTATCTGGTAAATAAGATATTGATTTTGTAGGAAATTGCCATTCATTTAATGGAAAAGTATATACATTACTATATAATGAATTATATATAGGTAATTTTTTTCTAGTATTATAAGTAACTGCACCAAACGTATTTAATACCCCAACATCAACTAAGGATTGACCGTAATTATATTGATCTATTTTATTTTCAGGATTGGTTATTGACGTAACATTTTCACTACTACCAAATAATAAATCACCATTCCTAATACAATCTTCACCCAATACCGTATGTACTATTTTATAATCCACGTTTACACCAGTACCCCCCCAATTAGGCATAGCGTTAACATCACTATTGTACTGATATACAAACTTATTTGATTGTATTCCTGTGGCAGTAAATTGATTAGTTGAAGTTAAAACATCTTGATTTATCGGATTTATGCAATCATGATCAAATGGTACAGTAGATAAATTAGTATTATTTAAAGTAGTAATCGTACCATCTTGCGTTAAAATATTACTTACTGATGTAATATTCCAAGTTGGATCATTGGGTGGTCCTAATCGTCTAAATGAATATGACCTAGTATCGTACCAATCATTACTAGTATTATCGGGTAATACCCAAGTATCTTCTATAATATTAGCTGCAAATAATAGATTATCCTTAGATTCAATAACTCTAGCTATAAATTCATAGTTATATTCTGCTAAAAATTCATCTACTGTATATTCTGCAATAACATTGCCAATATCTAATATAGTAGTAACTGAATTAATGTTTTGTTCTACTACAATACTTATTACTGGTACAGAATAATTATCATCATATCTAATAGAAAATACCCTAACTCTATCAAACTTAGTATCTTCAATATCTAAATGTAACTGTATACCTTTACCAGTATTCTCACCTTTTGCAGTACCTTTAAATACAACATCTCTAGTGTTCGATGTGGTTAAATGAATTAGTGAAGATAGTGGCGATATATTACTTCTAGCCCCGTTGATTGTAAATAACTGATAAGCATATTGTATTAAACCAGAATTTAACCTACCTGGTATAAATCTATCAAATATAGGTTGAGTAAGTGTTGCACTAGGATTATATGAAAAATGATCTAAATCTGCGTTTCTATTTTCATCTAATTTTGTAGTAGATAAATTTACATATCTTAACGAATGGTATCCATCAGTTATATATACTTTAATATTATCACTATTTTCCCATCTACTAACTAATGATAAATAATTAAATGATGAAGTAGAATCATTATCTTGATAACCAAAATTAAATGATTGAGTAGTTACCCAAGTTACACGCATTGTATCATCTACAAAATCAATACGATATATACTATTAACATTATCGTGTTCTGTAATAACACAACCTACATCTCTAACGTTAGTAGTTGCAATTATTTTCTCAGACATTATCCCAAAAGCTTTCCTACTATCTTCTTCAGAATCAGTATGTAGTCCAAAGAATAACGTATTATTCTCCATTAGATACTTAGTCATACCTTCTATACCCTGTAATGCACCATAAGTACCATCAGAATCTACAACAAGTCTTATATTCTCAGCATAAGTATACGTATCTTTCTGAATAATAGATTTATCTAAATCCATATTCATACCTTTAACGAACGTATTTACTTGTGATGTACCATTAAATGACTTCATTAGTATCTATAGATTATTTGTGGGTCACCAGTAGGTGAATAAAACACTTCATGATCTTCTCTTTCTGGATATATTTTATGCCATATATTATCTATTGCTTTTAACCCATCAGTATTAGGCATTAAAAGTTCAGCATAAGCTTGCCCACGATGAAAATTCCATGCTCTTTTGGCATCATAATATACATCCCTTGGTACTAAATTACGATAGTATTGTGGATATAATAGTTTCATTGTAACATACCAATATAAGGCTTCAGATACTGATGCTAAATCAGGTACCATTGGGTAACCATGCTCATCTCTAGGTATAGCAGTATACGATAGTTTAAGGAATCCGTCTTTAGCGTTAGCATTAATGTACCCAGGTTTTAATGAATATTGTAGATCCCATGTATACTCAGTATTATGTCTACCCCTAGGCAGTCTACCGTGTATCGGATCAAACCCACCTTGTCCATATGTATCCCCTTTGGTAATCAATGCTACCAAAGTTTGTCGTAAGTTGATATTATGATTTATTTCAGATATGGCTTCATGCGGATCTTTTATTTCCTTATGCATATCCATGTATACTCTTGCTAATTCATGATCGTGATAACACCTACCACCACAACATGAGTTACATCTATTACAACGCATAAATCCATCAGGACATCTGGTGTTAGTTTCATTACCACATGGTGGTTCTGACCACCTATTAAAAGAATTGGTAGTAAGTCGCATGGGCAACCAACCACCATTACATCTACGAGAATAAGCTACTTGATTTAACGAATGTAAATCACATGGTAACTTAGCCTGATAATCCTTTAACTCTATGATTTCTTCATTGAATGTACCAGATACTTTAGAACCATATTGATGTATACCGCCTATCTTTTCGATAGCTTCCCCTATCCATTCTCTAATATCAGTAATTCTTATATTATCTTCATCCATATCTAAATCAGCCATAATCTTAGCTACTACTGATTTAGAACTAATTAATCTTGTTACCATTCTATAAAATCTTTTTGTTGATCTTTGATTAGTTTAGCTAATCCTCTTTTATTATATCTAGTAAAGTTAATACGATATTTTTTAATATCGTTAGTTAATGCAGCATTAGTATTCCAATGTAATCGATATTTGTAACCATTACTATGATCATTTGTATACCAAATAGTATATCCAGCTTTTCTAGTAGCACCAAAGTCGACACTTCTGCCCCTAGTCTTTGACTTCATTATATTTAAAATGCCAAGTCTATATGGCATTTCATACTCCATGCCATTAAACAATTTTGCTTTAATATATTCAAAGTGGTCTAGTATAATAAGTTTAAAAGTTACGTAGCCTATAGGACTGAGATTGTTCTCACCAGTATAGTCTACGTAACTTTCGTACATGTCTTTTATAGTATATGCTGTTTTTGTCACATACTTAGGCGTTTTGTGGTTCATTTACAAGATTGTCTTTACTATCGTTTTTTATATCTGATCTCATTTGTAATCTTAAACCTAATTCTTTTTGAAATATTAAATCTTTTAATGCTGGTATCTTGTCAGTAGGTAATGGATATGGTTTATCATAACTACCGCATTCTGGTACATCTAATGGGTTCTCTGCTATAATTGCTATATTTATATATTCGATTACATCAGGTCCGTCTATTCTAATTTTACCATTTCTTAAAAATGCTATATAATCATTACAAGTATATTTACGATTAGTTTGATATTTGGCTTTAGATCTAATACCTAACTGGATTAAATTACCATACATATCTGTAATAGATAAGACACTATCCTTATGATTAAGATCTAGCATCTTAGGTAATTTATCTACTGTCTCTAACATGAAACAACCAGCAGTAGTATTATTTACATCACTTTCTTGTATTACTTGTAATGGTAACCCATCAATGTTTTGTACATAATCAGGATTTATGTCACCATCTTTATCAATATCTTGTTTGATTAAGAAAGCCCTATAAGTATGTATCCACTGTTCTACTTGAATTCTACTGATATTTTCAGAACTAGCTATATTACCATTACGAATTGTTAGTAGAATGTCATCTATTAGTGTATTTAATGTGTTGAAGGTTACCATTTATTCTACTATTTTTATAACTCTAACGTCTGTGTTCTTGATTAGATTATTTGTGTTTTCTAATTCGTATCTGTCGATCTCGTCTTTCTTCCAATCCCAGTGTATTAATCTACTTAACCAGTTCTTACGTTGATTTCTATATTCTTTTTTATTATAGTTTAGCAATGATACTTGATTCTCTATATTAGGTTTACAATATAACGAGTCAGATTTACGTTCTATTATTATTGTTGTTAAAGAATTTGGTTCTAAAGTAGCAGTAAAATCACAAGCAAGTGTATCAATAGGTTCGACTTTAGTTACTAATATCGTATCTATACTGGTTTTGATTATAGCAGCCGATTTAAGGCTATTTTGAGCCACTTTAAGACGTTTTGCTGAGTTATTGATCTCTTGTATCAATTTGTCATTAGAAGTGTTTAAATCGCTTAATTTAAGCTGTAGTGCTCTTTTTTCAATCCCATAATCGTTCATAATTGATAAATACTGTATATTATTATTATTTAATCTAACTATTTCAGTATCTAATCCGTTAATCATACCATTTTGATACTTAATATATCCAATACTAGATATTAATCCGATTATTAATCCTAGAATCAAATAACTATTAATTTTATTAAAAAATGTAGATACTAAAGTAAGCATATTTAACATAATTATGATATATGTAATATTTGATTTCTATTTTTACCATCTGCGAAAGAGATATGAATCCATTGATACCCATATTCGTCAATAAGTTGATCAAATGGTAACCCAAATGATTTAATAAACTCAAATAGCTTTTTATTTTCAGTTTTAGAACCAACACTAATATCAGCAGCTTGACCAGTCATATGCTGACTAGTTTTAGATCCACCTACTGCAGTATTTACTGCTAATGATCTATATCCACTATTTACTTTAATAGAACTACCCCATGCTTCTCTAATAGGATCTAACAGATTATCTACTAATTTAATCAGATTTTGTTTACTAGTTTCAGAAGGAGTATTATTTAATTTTTGACTTGTTACTATTAATTCCTGTATTGTAAAGTATTTCATAATTATTAATTATTGCAATTTATAGATTGTTCTAAATTTGTTAATTCTTCAAGTTTATCGGTGTTTATTAGATTAAGGTTATTCATTTGTTCAATTACATGTATAGCATCTTTAGATGTAGCTGCTTCTATAATATTTTTAATCATGCTAGGAATTTTACCAGCAGAAGAACGACTGGTTTTATAATTCTCAATCACACTCTTAATTTCAATAGAAGTAATCGCTAATGCACCAAGTATTGAAAAGTATGGTAAATTAACGAATGGTAATACAGATGCTACAACATCCATTATAAATAACATTAATTGTACTGACCAATAATCTACATACTTAGAAAATGACTTACGCATTCCTTTACTAATAATTTTTTCACCCAATGCTTTTGCACGTTTTATTCCAGATCTATAGTCAATTATTGTTGCAAATATAGGTAATATCCAGAATAGTAAAATTATCGAATATTCGTGAGTTGCATTGTTCCAATTACCAGTTTCAAATGCATTTAGCGAAGATCGTATGAAACCTTCAAACGTTATAAGATTCATTAACATGATTTATATATATTTTATAATTGAATTTTTTAAAGCATCTATATCAGTAGATGAACATTTAATCATATTTATTTTATTACCTAACCAAGGTATACGATAATCTAACGTTATGTTACCAGTTTCACCAACTATATTAATTGAATCATTATTATATAAAGTAGCTTTTGGCATAGCATTTAATCTAGATGTAAAATCATTAAATATTTTTTCTATATCTATGTTACCATTCTGATCAGCTAACTTGTTAAATATATTTTCAATTTTTGGACGATATGTTTCTAAATTATTTCTAATTATTTCTTTTAACGGATCTTGAAATAAGTAAAACATAGGGTTACCATTTGCAATAGTAGCTATATTAGACGTTAACCAATCCTCAAACCCCATAAATATTTTATCTATGTTTATCATATCATTCTTTATTATTTGGTTTGACAATAATTGCTGTATCGGTATCTGTTCTGTTTGTTGCAATAGGTTTTGAGCCATTGTCTGCATCGATTGTACTTGTACTAACGATTGATTGTTTACTCGATTCCTGAGCTGCTTTCCATTTCCTAAATTCATCCATTTCGTCTTTGTGCTGTTGTAGCATTGTTGATTTACATGTCCTAATTACTCTTAATAGATTTTCAGCAACCTGTTTACCAGTATCAGTAGCTACAAATTCTGATCTAAATCTATTCATTAGATATGAGTTAAATGCACCTATATATGCAGTATCTGCTTCTTTGTATTCTGGTAAATTTAATAAAGTCAATTGTTCTTCAAGACTAAGGGAAGATGTTTCTAACAATATATCGTCTACTATAGTTTTAGTAGCATAAGTATTTGGAACGACACCACTTTGTATAGCGGCTAATTTTTCTTTTAATTCATCTAATACTGTAGTCATAATTTATGATTTGTTAATATTAATAATAAGGTGGCCGAAGCCACCCTAGAATTAATAAATTGTATTAAGCAGCAATTTCTACTTCAGAACATCTACAATCACTTGGAATAAATGTAGGCAATGTAGTAGGTTGTACCAAACCAACCATACCCTTAATATTACGACAATCTTTACGATCTACATAATTTTTAAGTTCATCGTCAGCCATTTTAGCTTTCAAAGCAGCTATCTCGAATAACAGTGGTTCAGCTGTTTCTACTTTAGTTACTCTTTCTGCAAGTCTACCAATTTGTTTTTCCAATTCAAAGTCACCTCTCAGTGATTTTTCATTAGATACGTAGTTGAGTTCTAACAATTGTGATGGGCCATAATGACAACCATTGTTATTGTTAAGCATAGAAGCTAACAATACAGCTTCCATACCAGTGGCAGCAGCAGCTACAGGAGCAGCTCCATATCCACCAAAACCAAATCCACGACCATTTAACAAACCTGGAGCAAATGCTGCAAGTGCGGTGCCTATAATCGTATTCATCAAATATTTCTATTTGTACTGACTATCTTTTATTTGGTATATAACACCAAAGAGACCATTTCAAATGTCGTGCTAATAGACACCTTACTCCCCTTCTGAGGGATAGTCGATACAGGTTTATAATTTTATTTATATTTCCCACGGGATTGTCATATCTTCCGACTTAGATTTCCCCGTTAGCAATCATTGAAAATGATTACCCCAATAGCGAATTGGTAAAGTCTCTATGGGCATCATTACATACCCAACGTAAGTCCGGCATTAGCAGTACCTTTCTTAGCATATTTATTTTCACAGTCATGTTTATGACTATCTAATACGTTTTCGAATCCTTGATATTCTACAACGTCTCTTAAACCAGCGTCCATTTTAGTTTAATTTTAAAGTTTATTAAAGTTTAGTTTAGTCTGTAACTTTTGATAGGAGTTACTAACCTATTTATTGTTTAGTGTATTCTACTACTATATGATTAATTGCTCCAAAATTATTAGCAGAATGATTTACTATTTGTGCTGAATATTCTGATGAACCCGATTGTACAACACGAAGCACAATACCAGAGGTAGATTGATAATCTAACACATACCGTGAATATTGCGGACCACCTGTCGTATAAAAAGATTCTGAAGAAATCCATGCATCCTGTATACTAGAACCAATCTCACTCAATACAACATTCGCAGTACCGCCATTAGCCGTAACCATGCTACTTTGAGTATTTACTACATGTACTTTTAAGTAAATAGGTTTACCATTATATATTTTTCCTGTTAATTGTTCTGCAGTAGATGATAAATCAATTTTATATGCAGTAACATCAATAATATCCTGTATACTAGTCCAACTAGACCATGCAGCAGCATTCTGACTATGTCTTTCTTGCAAACTAATGCCGATGTTAATACCAGGTGAAAATCTATATTGTGTTCTTAATCCTGAACCAGAGGAATATGTTACTATTACTATATAAGTTTGTGGAATACTATCATCATATTCATAAATTCCAGCTTTCAAAGGAGACGCATACGAATCTACTTGTGCAGACGTTACTGTAGTTATTATTGGATTGCTATCTGTACTTAATAACGTTTTAATCTGTGATGCGCTTAACGCAGTCGGTGTACCGGTAACAGCACTAAAGTTACCAAACATAGTATGCGCTGCAATTGAAGCAAATCCAGGAGTAGGAAAGTTACCT